AGACCAGACATTTGCTCAGTCTGTAAGTCTGTAAACTGGTACTTAACCTTGATGATACTCTCTTCCTTTCTGTCTCTAAGCCATTGTCTAAAGGCAATATCATCTGTTACTGTTGCAGATATATCCTCTTTAACTTTTACTTCTCTACCATCAGTAAGACTTATTTTGGACATTCCATGTGTTAAAAGAAGGTCTGGCACTAGCTTTAGTGCAATATGATTAAAGTTATCTTTAGCAAGTTTAAGAAGTTTCTCAATACGTTTCACCTCTGCTTGTGCTTCGTCATAACCCTTTATTAGATCTTCAAGACTTTGCATCTCCTTTTCAGTCATACCCTCATCTTTCTGATTTTTTAAGAAATCTGGTGTCTCTTTCATTAGTTCATCTCCTTATCTACTATTACTTGTCTTGTTACTACATCCGGCTTAATATGCCCCTTCATCTGGTTCAGTATATCATCCTGTGCTTCTGCTAAGATACCTAGTACCTCATACGCATTAAAACCATCATTGATACGTGATACTCCTAGGTCTTGCTTGCCTTTTTCACTATTCCAAAGTAGGGACACAGTTAGAGTATACTTCTTATCCTTCATTAGTCCACCTCTCTTATAGAATAAGTCTTAGGCTCCAAACAGAAAGTCTTTACTTCCTCAACAGTAAGCTCCACACCTCTTTTGTTTACTGGTAGTCTTAACTGTAGCTCTGTCATCTTCTCGGCATGACAGGCTACATGCAAAGGAAGTATACCAAATATATGCTTTCCAACTACATCCGATATCTTAGCGTATGACACATGCTTTGCATCTGGTCTTACTAAGCCCGATTCTCTCAAGTACTGTACAAGTGCTAAGTGTCTAGTTATTATTAGTTGTTCCATTCTATCCTTCCTTTTCACCATCGTCAAAAATATGATACAAGAAAGTGCCAGTATCATCCTGATGCGAGCCAGCATACTTACCACCTTTTATTGTATCTCCAGTCTCATATACCCTAACTATCCTATCTGTAGTATCTGTTGTAGGGTTAACCAGTGCTAACAACCAAGGTCTATTACGTATGGTTTGCACATTCAAAATCTTTGCTTTTACTGGCATTGATAAAACCTGCTTATCTTTAAGTTCAAGCTGATATTTCCACACCTCCATCTAATCCTCCTTACCCAATTCATTCCAAGAATAGCTACACTTATTACACACCCATAAGTACCTGTCCTCCGACATTGTTCCACTTGTCATTCTTCCATTACACTCAGGGCATGGATAAGACTCCCTTTCTGGTGGATCAGGATACAATATGGCTGGTACATTAAACTTCATCTAATCCTCCAATATCTCTCTTAATGTGTTACCACTAAAGAACTCGTTCATGTCTCTACCTGTGGTTATTGCTCTTGTTATCTTCTCATCAATACTATCTTTAAAAGCAAAGTCTTTGTATAGACAGTTGCCCTTTACTCCAATTCTATGTGATCGATCCTCTGACTGCAACCTTTCCTCTACATTGAACCCATTAGAGTAGTAAAATTGAGTTGTAGCATTTTGTAGGTTCAGTCCAAATGCACCCACTGAGGGGTTTATGATGAGTATGTCATATTCCCCTGCTTTAAAATCTTCTATTATAGTTTCTCTTTCTGCTGTTCTGGTCTTACCATAATACAAAGCACACTTGTAGTCTTTCTTCAACTCCTTATATATGTTCTCAAGCTCTAGTACAAACTTAGCCCAAATGATAACAGGGAAGCTGGACATTTCATCAAACTCTTCCTTAATCCTTTCAAGCTTAATATTCTTCGTGCCTATCAACATACCTTGCTTCTTCTCTATAGTAATAAGATTACTTCCTATCTCAATATCTTTTTCTTCTACATATGGAAAGTATCCACCACATATCTGCATGAGTCTTGTTGTGAGTGCCACCTTGTTAAGCACAGTTAAATCCTTTCCTTCATACTCTACAAGCATTTTACTCTTTAATGTGTTGTACACTCTTCTATGTTCTTTACCCATCTCTAAGAACACAGTTTCATATATTTTGTCTGGCAAGTCTAAACAATCCTTCTTCTTTGCATAAAATGTGATAGAGTCAATAGCCTCCTTTAGCTCATCAAGTCTTTTGTACTTAATAAATGCCTTCTGCTTGTGTATGAACAGTACATTCTTTACAGATAAGCTCATCTCCGAAGCAACATCCTCAAAGTCAGTGAACATCAAACCTGCTTCACCTCTGCCTTCCTCATAAGCTTTAATTTTGTTAAGTGTGATATTCCATGTTTTCTCATCAATAAGTGTCTTGTATCGTCCACCTGTGTGTTCATTGACACCCTGCATCATTACACCATGCCTTGCTTGAAATATGAAGAAGTTCACACCAAAATAATTGTGCTTTAAAAACTCAAACATTGACCACAGACCGAATGGACTCTTCGTAACTGGAGTACCTGTAAGTATACACCTTTGACCATACTTCTCTAACTTGTGTATAGTCTTTGACCTCTTAGCCTTTGGAGTTTTGATTCTTGTGGCCTCATCAATTATTGTAAAGACTTTGTTGTGCTTAACATAGGTTGCAATAAATGGTACAATAGAATCGGACTGAAAGGCTTCTACATTAACTGCAAATACTTTGAGTTTATCCATCTTAGGTGTAAATAAGTCATCCATCCTATTGACATATGACACATTATTCTTTTTCTGTGAACTCCATATCAAGGAAGTATAAGGCACACTGCAATGAGTAGGCATCTGTTCAGTTACAAACTGCGTATGCACATGGTTAGGTGCTATGAGTAGTATAGCATCTATATCACCCTTTAAGTATTTATGCTCTGCTATTTTTATAACCACTCTAGTCTTACCCGTCCCCATTTCCATGAACAAAGCAGAATATTCCAAATCTTTGCACATTTCAATGGCTTCTTCTTGATGTTGATAATTTTTTAATTCTGTCATTATATACCATCCCCTATATAATAGCCTATAGCTGTTACTGCAAGTGCTACTATAACAAATAAAAGTCTTGCCCCTGCTAAACCACCACCTGTTAGGTCTAAAGGTGCAGTAACCCACATGTAGGATATACTTGAGATAGCCAAACCTGTCACAGCACCTACAACTGGTGCATATTCTTCTAAAAAGTTTTTTAACATGATATAACTCCTATTCCTCAAACCATACTTCATTAGTAAATCTACTATCTAACAAGTATTGCTGTAAGTATACCTCACAATCTTCTACTGAATTGTAATTTAACATATACTCATGATCCTCACACATATACCATCTTTCAAGTGTACCAGACTTTCTATCTACAACACTGAAAGATGTTACATGTGTCCCTTTGTCTAGCTGTGCATGGCATACTTTACACTCCTGCACTGTATTGAGCTTAGACCTTCTTCTTGATAACACAACTCTAAGCTCACTCTCTTCCCACTTCATTTAAAGTGTGTCATCCTTATCATTAAGTATCATAATGATACATCCAACTACTACAAAGAGTAGTAGATACACTGATAAATCCATATTTATACAGTCTCCCAATTCTCAGCTTTAGACATGATCTCTGTAACAAACAAACCTTCAAGTTCCTTAGTAAACTTATCTGAATACTTCTCAAAGAAGTTGTTAAGCACCTCAAGAGGTTGTAACTGTGGCTCTCTCTCTTCAAAACTGTTTAACCTATCTGTGTACTTTGATGATAGCTTAAGTATGTCGCATACAGTAGTTGACACTGTAGCTGTCTTTATGTCTAAGTAATTAGTCATTAAGTTTGTTCTTTCATAGTTGTAGTCAATGGGTAATGATTCAGGGTATTCTCGATCAAACTCATTCCACACAGCATCAAGTAGTACATCTGATGTCTGTACAAACCTATGTACATGTGAAGCATCAGAAGTGTTGAACTTATCTTCTATAAGCTTACTCAGTACTTCGGCATGTTCCATTGTAGCCTGTACAAGGGCCTTCGATGCTTGCCAGTTAGCATCCCATCCTGCAATGATCTTTCTGTCTCTGCCTAACTGGAATATGTGAGGTGCAAAGTTATAGCCATAAAGTGAGGAACCTTCATAATCATTAACAAACAAACCACCTACAAATACTTTGTTCAAGTTTCTTTGGTCTGTAAGTATCTCACAATTGTCTGCTTGAATGAACTTGTAGTCGTTCTGTAACTTTAAGTTGAGCTGACTGTAACTATTCCATACTTTTTTTGGTATACCTTTAATTATAAAGATTAAGTCATCTGTATTTATTACATCTTCAATGTAAACAGTTAACATCTTAGTGTCAAATTGTTCATTGTGTTCAAGCTTAAATGTCCATGTGCCACCTTCTGTTATTATTGATACATCAATGTCATTCCTTAATAGCACAAGTATAGCCAACTTGTATCCTTCTCCAAAGTTACCTATAGCATCTTTGTTATCTGATTTTGTTGTTTCTCCAAGTATTAGAGTTCGCTTGTCAAGTACTGTATTCCGATTGCTTAGTGACAAAACAATCTTATTTTCATCGTCCATATCCCAATCTGTGCTATTCCATTCTGCATTACTATCCTCTGCATATCTATCAAATATGTTCTGATACAACTCTCTTAGAGCATCATATATTGTCCAGTGACTTACATAATTAACACTTAGTGTTAATACTATTTTCTCATCTTTCATTTCTTTACCTCCCTGATAATTCTTTAACTGTTCTTATGCACTCCAACAAGGTGAATATATTACAGTTTGTCTCTCTTGCCATAAGTATAAGAGTAGCCTTATCATCTACTAAGTTTAGATCTGCCACATTATAGTAGTTGATTTGCTGTGGATACTTAAATGTATTGTCACATGGCATGAAGTTAAAGTTACTATTGCCAGCTATGTAACCAAAATAGTCATACCTTGTTGCATCTCCAGGTTCACTTGTTACATGAAATATGTCTGCTATGCCCGATTCAGCTATTGTCTTCAACTCTTTCACTTCTTGCCCTCCTTCTTGCTTTCTTTGACATACGTACTTTGTGTGTACTTACCACATCTATTAGCTTACCTCTAGCCTCCAACCTCCTTTCAATATTACTTACTTTAGCAAACTCTTCACCCTTACTAATCTTAGTACTAGGTTTTCTTGTCTGTACAGCTTTCATCATTTGTTTAGTCCTCATCTCTTTATCTCCTTACTGTTTATTATCCAGTGACCCACACACCGGTCATGGTCTTGTAAACTATGGTGTGCAGGTTTCGTCCTTAAGGACTCATCAGACTGGTTAAGAGTAGCTTGCATCAAGCAAGTCCTTTCTCCTTTTCGTTATTATAATGTTAATAGTGACCAAAGCAATTGGTAAATACATAATAGTAAGTACTAACAAGGCTACTTCCTGTTTACTAATAGCAGAACTAACTACTACCACCTCCCTGTCAAGTACTAGACTACCAGTAGTAACCTGTGCTTGGATGGTTGTCTTGGTTTCATTAAAGAGTACAAACATTCTGCTTGTATCAAATAGTTCTTGACTATTCACTGCTAACACTATTCCTACCAGAAAAGTAAGTACTAACAGTAGTCCTATACCTGAGTGTCTCATAATGATCTCCTCTTTAAGTATATTTAAACTGCCTCTACTCAGCAGTCTATTTAACATCCCCTCCCACAAAGCTTACTTTCTCAGCTCTGAGTACTTTCATAATCATCCTGATATCTTCAAGCTCTACTAACTTTTCTGCAATGCCTATGATAGCACTAACATCACCATTAGCAACCATTATTCTTCTTCTCTCAGTCTCTTCCTCTACACTTAGCTTCTCTTCTTCCATCTGGTCAATTGCAGACTCAAATCCTCTACCAACTTTCTTAAACACAATAGGCTCTCTTCCTGCTTTCAATTCTGCTTCACCTTTATTGTAGTACTTATTAAAAATATTCATTTTTATACCTCTTCTTGATTTATTTTGTTAAGTAGTAACACTACCCTTCTCTTCTTGTTTGGCACACTTACTTTAAGTCTTACCTCCTCATTGTGTACTGGATACTTTTTTCTTCTTGACTTGGCATGTGATACTTCTAGTGCAAACCAATCTTCTGCTAGTGGTGTATTAGAATATACTATACCACCCTCTGAGTAGTCTGGTGCTGCTTGCTGGATTGACCCTTGCCCTTGACATACTCTACACTCAGTGTACATCATTCTATCTCTCACTCTGCCTGTGCCTCTACACTCAGGGCACATAGTAGTGATCACCTTAGCAGGATAAGACTTACTGCTTACTTGTTTTACTTTCAATTTAAGTGGTTTACCACGTTCATATCTTTCAAGTGTGTCCATGTTTAGTATAACATGGTCTATTTTGTCATAAAAGAACTTTGCAGCATCACTACTAAAGTCTGCATTGGGATCTACTCCATACATCAACTCTGCAATGGCCATTATTAAGTATGACTTAAGTACTTGGCTGTGTCTTAACCTAGCCCTCCTTAATACCTCTGTTACAAGATCTTGTATGCCGTATTCTGTATCCTTGACTTTATAGTGCTCTATCATACTATACACATACCCTCTGACTGTGGCTTGTTTTGATACTTTCATATTACAACTCCAAATATTCTAAAGGATCAACAAACTCACCTTCTGCATCTTGTATTGACAGGTGCAGATGTTCACCTGTTGACATACCTGTGTTACCTTGTCTTCCCATGACTCCCTTGCTAGGTAACAACTTTCCATTGCGATAAAACAAACCATCTTTAAGTACATCACCCTCTTTCACATATATAGATGATAAGTGGCCATATCCACTAATCCACCCATCTGCATGTTCAATTCTAATATATCCACCAAATAATTCATGCCCCTTGTAGTACCAGTTAGGCACTGGCCATACATCAAGTACCACACCATCTGCAATTGAACTAACTTCACAATGCCAGTTACCAACAATGTCTATACCCATGTGACTACCTGTTGTAACACCACCTGTGAAAGGGTTTAACAACTCTCTATACCCAAAGGGTGAAGTTGGTTTAACTATGTTGAAAGGCTTAGTATACTTATATACTTTGTTCTTTTGTACTATCAGATAGTTACTCATTAAGCTTATACCACTCTTTACTTGAGCAATCTCCACTTTGTGTTCTTTGTCCACAGTTATACTGTTACTGAATTGTGCTAACAACATTATAGTAAGTATTAGTATTACTTCACTTTTCACTTGTTTACTCCCTAACTGGTTTGTGTGTAAATGGTTACCTGTTGTAGTATATCTTTAAGTGCTTCCATTGTATCATACCTTTTGTCGGACTCTGTTGCTTTAATCATCCTTACAATCTCTTCTGGTGTTTCTTGCACATCATAGTGTGCATCCTGATCTCTAGTAGCTACGTATGTGTGATTGTTTACTAAGCTAAAGGCTTCAATATGATCTGTGTTAATGTATACGACCTTTGCCCCTTGTGACTTAAGCTTTAGTTTTATAAACATTATTCTACTCCTGAACCCTTACAAGATGTACACCTAGTTCCATCGTACATACCTTCACCTGATCCATTACAATGACTGCACAACACCTCATCTTCATCTGTCTCTCTCTCTGCAATCTGTAACAACCACTCTCTACATGCCTCTTCAAGCAATTCTGCCTTAGCATCATCTTCGAGTGCACCCTCATCAATAGCACTTGCTATGTCTTCAATTAAATCTTTCATTTCTTTACCTCTTACATTATATGTGTCTGCATGTCATGCTTTATAGGATGAAGCCTAACACTGTAAGTACTTTATCAAGTTGTTTTTGTGTGTCCAGTATGTATACCTTTCTAGGTGTCTCTTTACGTTTATGACAATACAACTCAAATGAACCATCAGTAGTTAGATGAAATTGACAACCATGATCATGCAATTGTCTTCTAGCCTGCACTCTGTGTCCATCTTCCTCTCTTATTATGTTACCTTCCAAACTTTCAGCCTGCTCTTTGCTAAGCTCCACATACAAAAACTTCTTCTTTGTTTTGTCACTCTTTGCGTAGTATACTGTCATACTACACCTCTTTCTTTGAGTTTTGTTGCTTGAGTTTACTTTGTAGGTCTTTAAGTGCTATTTGTTTGTCACTGGTCGTACCAAACTTGCGTATAGAAGTTTTAAGTGCTGTAATCTGCTGTGTTACTGTGCCCTTGCTCTTCATTATCTTTTACCTCTTTATCTAACTGATTATTTCTTTTTCTGCTTCTTTGTGTAGTTGTCTAATGACTCAATATATTCAACTCCCTTTGCATCAAATCTTACTATCCTTCTTGAAATGCCTACCAAGCAGAAAGGATAATCTGTCAACTCTGTTGCTGGAATTAACAATGATCTAGCGATTTTTATATGCTTTAGTTTGCGAAGTCTATTTCCAGAATTGACCAACAATCTAACTGATTGCTCAGATCTCTTTGTTAATTTTGCAAATGTTGATACTTTGTAGTATTCAACTCCATCAACTGATATCTTTCTGCTTAGTAGCTCTTCCAATTTATCACCTCCTTATTATTTATTACGTTCTGTACTCATTTGCTCATAAATCAATATATCAGATATCTATTTAAATGTCAAGGGAGGTAGAACTATTTTCAGATATTCGGATACCAATAAAACCTCTTCACTGGTGGACTTGTGAGACGTTGTTGATGGATAAATGCTGTATTGCTATCACTAATTGGTATGCGTCTCTCTCTGCCTCTCTGTTGGAGATTCGGGTGTGTTATGAGGGTTATGGATCTAATTTTGGAGGATTGTGGGGGATTATGTCGGGTGAGAAGGATTGTGGAGGACTTGATACGTGCTGGAGGTTAATGAAAATAATTGAAAATAATTATGACCCCAAACGATCATTTTGAAGAATGTTGACGAAAAATAATTTTGTGACAAACATAAGAGAAGTTTGTCACAGTGTATATTAGGTGTATAAGTCGTTACAGGGTATAGAGTTAAGTTTAGTATGTTGAGCCGTATTTGCCGTTTGCTGCGTGTTATGGCGATATTTGAAAAAGTTTGTAACACGTTTGTCCCAAAGTGGATGCTGTAAGTCTATATGCTGTATAGAGTTACTCGAGTGTGATACAAAATATACAAATATACAGGCAATATATTTTTTGAGATTTTACGTTTTTTTTTTTTGAAAATCTACAGATATTTTGTCATCTTTGTAACAACGCACCGTATTCTACACTTCTTATTTTATATTTGGTGGTGTAGTACGTTTATATATTGGTACAGCCCCTTATATGTGTTAAATCCATTGATACACGTTTGGGACAAACATGTTACAAAGTATACACCAAAAATGTCCATTTGCATATGTTATCTCCAGTAACTCTATAAAACACGTGAAGATAAAAATGCGGATTTTAACTCCATTTCCTCCATATCGCTGATTGTGTATATAATGTATCAGAGTGACGTATCTAATGAAAGGGGCTTATTTGATCGTTTTTGATCACAAAAAGGGCTATTTACGATCAGAAACGATCATTTGGAGGGTAAAACGATCACACTAAGTGCTATTGACAAACATTGATATTTATGAAATTTATTTTGAACTTTTTTCGCTATTTTGTCCGTGCCAATTGGTCATCTGTGGTTACATTTGACCATTTATTGACTCCCATTTACCATTTAAAGTTATTTATTTCACTTCTTTGTTACTTTAGTGTGTTGTAAATCTGTATTGCACTCTCAAGCTAGCTAAGGGCAAAAAATTTTCGATTTGGAGATATTGGAGGTATGGCCATTTTAGAGAGTTGGCACGCTTCTTGCTAAGGGATGTGTGTCTCTCTCTCTCTGCCTCTCTGGATCATGTCTGTGTGTCTCTCTCTCTCTGCCTCTCTGCACATAGCAGGTGTGAATGTATGTGTGTGTGTCTCTCTCTCTCTGTGCATAAAAAAGCCCTTCCAGAGTTAACTGGAAGGGCTTGGTTAGTATGTAAGAACTAATATTCTATAGTTCTTCTTTAACAGTTGGGAGATATCCTGTCCAACCTCTTGGAGCATCAGCACCTTTACCTTTAAGTACATATGCACCATTTTCAAAAGCAACCCATATTCTATTTTCTGGAGAAGCTTTGATAAAGTCTCTTACCTTTTTCTCCATTGTTGGTCGACCATATTCAAACTTTGTGAATATGTCAACAAGTGGCACAGGTTTTCCAATTACAAGCAAGTCATGAAGTGCACTTGAAACAACCATACCTTGACTTCTTGCACCCAAACCAGCCATATATTTAATTGCGTCCATAACTTCTGGAGTTAGGGTTGGTTTGGTGTCTAAGTATTTTTTCAATGTTGCTTTTGCTGCATTTCTTTTTTCTGTAAACTTTGATACTTTTGGTGCTTCTACTGCTTTGTTATCTTCTGTCATTTTTCTACCCTCTTGGTTTTTATTAGGTTTGGCATACACCAACCTTGAACTTAATATGAGTGTATCATACTAACTAATAATAGTCAATAGTCTGACAAGTTTATTTAACACTTCTTTCATAATAGAAAGAATATAATCAACACCAGACACAAGCCCATAAAAAATAAAAAGCCCTTTATTATTTCAATCATTTTTGTTTACTCCTTTGAACATGAAAAATAGTCCAGTGTTAACACTGGACTATAAGAATATTGTAATTGTAGTTTTAATATACTCATACTTGTAAAGTTATTCTTTCATATAATTTTGTACTATTTCTATAGAAATTAAGAAAATCTTGATTGTTTACCCATTTTTTACAGTCTATAAAAGAACCGTAAAACTTAGGGCTAAAGCATGCAACAGCACAATTTTCTTTCTTAGTTAAAAACTCTATTTTCCAATAAACCCTATTTGTTCCCATTTTGATCATCTTTCCACCTTCCTTTAATTATTAAGATAACAAAGAACACTAATACAATTATACTAGTGTTCAAATTATACTAATAATCTTGTATAATAAATCTGTCAGTATTTGCTATTTCTATAACTATTGTATTATCTCGCAAATCATCCATGTTTTCAATATCATCATAAACATCTTGTAATTCTTCGAAGTTCTCATATTCTGTATACTCACAATCAATAGCAACAATATCCAGCTCAATTTCTATATCACAATCTTTTTCATATTCTTCTAATGAGTCAAATAATGCCTCAAATCCCTCATAACTAAAACTATCTTGTCTATCATGATCTTTAAAAGCGTCCTTAAAATCGTTTAATGTTACTGTATTTTTCATTTTTTCATTCTCCTATTTTATTGTAAATTAGAATTGTAAGTTTAATGTATTTATATCCTCAAAAAGAATTGTTTTATTTTTTATTGTATCTGTGACATACCAACAATAATTTTTCTGGTATATTTTTTGTGGTCTACCATACAACAAAGCATTAAGTCTGTTTTTAGTAGTACTACTTTGGTATCCACCATCAAACAAAAGCATACTGCCATCAATTTTAATTCTAGCAATTAGATTATTATGCAATAATACTTCTATAGTATTGTCATCTTGTATGATTACTTTAGTATTATCTAAAGTAAAACTCTTTTTATCTTGTATAGCCCTTACCATTTTTTCCTCAATATCTCTCATTTTTCTACGCTCCATTTTTTTATTGTATTTCTTGTAAAGTTTAAAATCAAACTTTCAGCACTTTCCGAACTGATTATTTTTACAGTATCATTATTAAAATCATAGTACTGAATAATTAGTGCGCTTCCCTGCAATGTTTCAAATACAGTATATAACTCTTTTAATATATGTAGTCTATCGGCTTGACTAAACAAGTAGGGTACAATTTCATTTTTCTTAGGATAGCCGACAGTTGATAATTTTAATAAATGAGTACCACTATTTCGGGTAAAGTGTATAAACGAAGTCCATTCTATACTTGTTATTTGCTTAAAATCATGTTGCAACAAATCGGTTTTGTAATCTTCCAGTAGTGGAAGGCTATTCTTTTTTATTCTATTGTACACATCAATATTCATTTTGTTCATCCTCCTTTATTTCGTCCATTAAGCAGTATTGCAAGTCATTATTTGATAGTAACATTAGTAATTCTAATGTGCTAACTGGTTTATTTATAATTTCTTGTGCTTGTGTGTAATCACTCATTTTTATATATCTCCTTTATAATAAGATTCAAAAGTTTTTGTTTTGCGTACATTATCGTTATGCTGGTCTATTAGTCTGTCGCTGATTGTTTCTAGTTCCTGATAAGTAAGATTGCTTGTGTCTATACTACTGTCAAGTATGTTAACAATTTGGATCATATGCTTTTCATCCATCTTTATATCTCCTCTATTTTGCTAGTCTTATACAGTCAACAATAACCATTTTTTTATTACTTTCCATACATACAATTTTTGCATTGTTTGAATTATGCGCAATTGTTGTCATTCTCTTGTAAGTTAGGTTTAAATCATCGGTATAGATTATTCTATATGTATACAGTTTTTCATCCATCTTTATATCTCCTCTATATTATGTAATTCAATTGTATACATTGATTATAGTTTGATCAATAGTGTTAGTGTTACAATTAAACATGTTTTTTATTACTTCCATACTTATATATAGCAGGAATCAGGCCAATTAGTAAGCATACTACTACAATTTAACACAGTGTAAGCATGGTATAATGCTAATACACAGTAACACATCAATATGAGTCAATATGATACAATGCTAAGTGCATCATATTGACACATAATATACACTTAGCAATGTATATTGTATCATTATGATACTTAATAATCGGCTTATTATGTCTTATAGGGTAACATTGACGCAGTATGTATGTCTATCAATTACTGTGTATAAAAGTATATACCACATTAAATCAGATAATTTACACAGTTTATTACATACATACTATTAGTATGTATATTATAACAGTTAGTACAGTAGTGTAGTATGTTAGTCAGTGTGTCCAGCTGGCCAGTATATAATAGGTAGTATGTAATGAGTAGCACAATATAGGAAGTGTAGTATAGTCCAGTGTATTACACAATATATAATACATAATATATAATACTGGAGTACATAACATATATAATATAGTGTAGTACATAGCATATACAATGCACACAACACAATAAACAATAATAGTTAGTGAAGTATAGAAGATTAGTTATTTGACAAGTGGTACGCAATATATGTCAAAGACTATATACACCCCACCCTATGTAGAGGTGTTAACCACTATATCCCAAGCAACACTTCAACCATTACACGTGTCACATATGCCATATGCCATACGCCATACGCCATATGCCATATTCCATGCCAAATAGCCTCTACTATCTCTACCCCATTACACGTGTCACATATGCTATATTCCATGTCAAATATCAAATACTACCATTACACGTGTCACATATGCCATAACACCTCTACCCCACAACATACAACTAATCATCATGCGGTCATTGGCGTATGACCATTATTATAGGGTCATATCCAAGCAGCACTTTGGACTTAAACACCACTCAGTCAATGAACTCTGATGTGTACACATATTCTTTATGCACATAAAACATAGGATACGGCCTCCGGCATCTCAGGACTCCCTGCCAGCCACATCTCACAGAACTTTTAGCAACATCCAGAGTTATACTATTAGATATGTTATATATAAGATACTAAATGATAAGTAAAACTTGACATACCAGACATACTGTGTATATACTATGTACATGGACAAGTTTAATGTAAAAAATCTTGAAGAACTCATGGAAGAGGTCATTATGCAGTATACCCAGTCTTATGACTTGGATATTGCAATGCTCAAAGCAGACGTGTCGATGCTTGATCAGAAGATTATGTTGTCGAGTGAGTCTTTCATGTTTAGAGTTAAGTTTCAGGATGCGATCATTAAAGAGAAGATCATGAAACCTATGCTAAGAAACCTTGACTCTGTAAACCCCTCTGTATCTCAGAAAGCAGCAATTGACCTTGGTAACATAATATACAAAGAAAGATTTGGTAAGCAAGAAGAAGAGGCTAAGAGTTTGGTTCCTGATTCAATCGTTATGGTTGGCAAATAGTGGAACAGAAGGTTGAAGTAATTAAAAAGGTGTATGATGAGTTAGTTACTGGTTGTACAGCACGACATAGAATTGTTTACGGTGGAAGAGGTAAAGGTGCTTCTTGGAGTATAGCAAGGATTCTGTTGTTGGAAGGTATGACAGAAGAATTGTTTATAGTTTGTGTACGTGAAGTTCAGAAGAGTATTGAACTGTCAGTGCAGAAGTTGTTGGTTGATACGATAAAGCACTTTGGATGGCAGTGGTTCTACAAAGTAACTAAGAACAAGATAGTTGGTGCAAATGGTACAATATTTGTTTTTAGTGGACTGCACGAGCACAACAGTGATAGTATAAAGTCACTTGAAGGTGCAGATAGGTGTTGGGTAGCAGAAGCACAAAGTATATCTCGTATGTCAATAAACATACTAAGGCCAACAATAAGAAAGGACAATGCTGTGTTCTGGTGGGACTTTAATCCTAGATATAGTAGTGATCCTGTATATGTAGACTACATAAGAAACACTGACAAGAGAGCTAAGACACTGTTCTTAACTTCATCTGACAATAGGTGGTTTCCACAAAGTTTGAAAGATGAGATGGAAGCTGACTATGCACGTGATGAGAACATGGCACGTCACATATGGGAAGGCGAACTTGCAGACGCTAATGATAGTTTTGTTTGTCCAGCAGAGTTGGTTGAAGGTGCTATGCAACGTATCATTACTAAGCCTAGACCAAAGGTTCCAGTAATAGGTGCAGATATAGCACATCAAGGTGGGGATGAGATAACATTCTACAAGAGAATTGATAACAAGGTTGTTGACTGGAAAGTAGCTAAGTATCAAAATGCAAATAAGACTATAAGATCACTGAAAGAGTTTGCAACTAAGAATAGCATTATAAACATAGACAATGGCCACTTGGGATGTGCTGTAGCAGATATACTGGAAGAGGATGGTTACACCATAAATAGGATTAACTTTGGTGGGACTCCTAAAGATAAAGAGCATTATGAAGACGTAGCAACTGAGATATACTTTGAGTTGAAAGATCAGCTTGAAGAGATTGACTTGCCACTTGATGAGGAACTTGCTGTACAGTTGTATACAAGAAAGTACGAGTACATTAACGGTAAACGTGGCTATGAGGTTATGAAAATAGAAAGTAAAAAGGATTTTGCTGAGCATACACATGCACTACACAAGTCACCTGATAGAGCAGATGGTGTAGGACTTTGCTATTATAGTCCAGTTGGACATATAGATGCAAGTGGTATAGCAGGTGGTATATTAGCATATGGTGGTAGAAGATGACATTTAATGATATACTAGATAAGCTGTTTTCAGGTAAGAGTACATCTGAAAGGTCAGTGGTGCTTAATGTTGTTGGCCAGGAAGTAGCCAATAGAGACTACACAAACAACATAAAGGCTAACCGTAAGATAGCAAGAGAGATTTATCACAATGTAAACAAGAACTATGCACTTGCAGGTCAATTGGTTAGACCTATAATAAACAATAATGTTAACTTTATTGGTATACCAACTTTGTCAGGTAACAAGAAGAACATTAAGGTTATTGAAGATACCAAGATAGACTATAGAAGAGTGCACAAGTCAGCAGAAATTGATGGAAGTGTTTTTGTTTGGCCACAGTGGAACGACAAGCAGGGGAAGATAGTAAATGTAATAATTCCTGTTGACATAGTGAACGAAGTGTTTGTTGATCCAATTACAAAAGAAGTGACTGGATACAAATTAACAGAACAGGTACAGTATAACACAGCAGAAGAGATAAACCAGAAAGTAGACATAGTATGTATAGTAACTAAGGATGTTGTTGTAACAAAGATCTCAGGAGCTATAAACGAAGTAGTAAGAGTAAAGAACGTATTTGGTATTATACCATTGGTACACTTTTCAAATGATAAGGATGTTTTAGAACAGTTTGGACATTCAGAGATTGAACCTATTGAGCCACAGTTAAGATTTTACCATGAACTGACCTATGAAGCTGGAGCAGCACAGAGTAGAGATGGACATCCAAAGATGAAGGTTACTACGGCTAATCCTAGGCAGTGGGTGGAGAATAACTTTGGTGAAGGCTCCTATGAGGCTATAAGAACAGGTAAGTCTAAGATATCAATGGATGATAGAGATTTGTTTGTTAATGGTGAGAAGGATGATGTATCCTATTTATATCTTACCAAAACAACAGGTGACTATACACCACTTGCAGAAACTACATTCATAAACATAGTGCAGGGATCAGAAACGCCTGAGATTAACTTTGGAGCTAATCTTGGTACTTCTTTAGCAAGTGTCAAAGAGTACAGACCTGTATGGATTAAGAAGATAGAAGCTAAGCAGTATGAACGAACAGAACCTTGGTTACAGGTATATGATATCATACTGAGAATACACAACTTTGTCACTTTGAGATCATTGAAGAATGATATTACTATAACATGGCCAACACCTAACTTTGCATCTGTTATGGAACAGTCAGAGATAATTAAGGGCTTTGCTACAGCTATTGAAAAATTGCTTGCTTCTAGTGTGGTATCAAAAGAAGAAGTGTATAACTCAATGAAAGAGATGGATGTACTTGAATTATTTGAAACGTATCAATCTCACAAAGTAGAAGTAGATAAGGAGGTAGTTGAACGTGACAAGAAGGCAAAAGAACTTGCTGATAGCACAAAAGAGAATACTGACACCGAAACAGATAAAACTGATGAGAGTGACACCGAAGATGTTGAAGACTGAGTTTAGAAAGGTTGTTAATTTCTTTGTTGAGAGAGACAACTATAAGAGAGATCTTAAGGGTTGGATAAAGAAGTATGGTTTTGCTAACTTGCCTAAGTCAGTACAACGTACAGTGCCTACAGATATGAAGGTGCTATATGAAATTAAATGGAAGTACAATATAGTTGTGTGGACTACTATATTTAGGATAGCAATTGCAAATGCACAGAATGAAGGAATGAGGAGAGCTACAAATGGGTAAAGTAACTGAGATGACCTTTAAGTCCTCTATAGTGACAGAGTTTAAAAGTAGCACTGCTATAAAGAGTGTTGATGATATACCTGTTGGAAATAAGAAGTCTTATGATGTGTTGTTTAGTAATGATTCTATAAAGCATGAGTTCATAAGCATTACTATGCTTGGTGAAAAGTACCCAGCAGAACTTGACAGATGGACTGATATAGTATTGACTGAGGAATGGGCAGCTTCATTTGCTGAACAAGTAAACAAAGTTCCTAAGCCTGTGTTCATTCCTGGGCACAAAGAAACAGGCATAGGGATTAAAGAACGTGCTATACCTGATGGATACTTAGTAGGTGCAAGTGTTAAGGGTGATACACTATATCTTCGTAATTCACTTCCAGAAGGTGAAACACCAGAGCAGAAAGCACTAATAAGCCAGACACTAAAAGAGATCAGTGCTAAGATGTTAAGTACATCATTAACTGATGTAATGGAATATGATATTGTTGTAAATGATTCTGATTATACAGAAACATACTTTGCAATGAAATCACTCAAAGGTCAAACCAATGCCTTGGTAGAAGCGGATCAAACTGGTTCAGAGGCAGAGATTATAATAACCTCATTTAAGTCAAGTAATGACTTGGATGAAGAACAAGGAGAGAATCGCATGAGTGAAAAAATCACAAATGTAGAGCTGTTCATATCTTTGAAGAACCAGCTTGATTCCGGTAAATTGGCGTTTTCAGAAATAGCCGAAAAACTAGGTATCGACTTGATGACTGCAAAGCAGAAGTTAGCTCTAAAGAGATTGAATGATGTAGAAAGTAAAGTAGGAAGTATTGATGAGTTTGTTGCAAGTGTTGTTTCAGACAGAGAAGCTACTTTTACTGCATTAAAAGAAGCAAGTATCAAAGATAGGTTTAAAGATGAAGAACTTATTGAGATAGCTACACCACTGTTCGCTTTGAAAGAGGGCAATGCAGAAGCAATAACTGGTGAGGTAGATAGACTTGCAGAACTTAAGATGTTCAAGACAATTCAAGGTAAGCTTGCTGGCTCAGTAAGTTTTAAACCGGCAGCAGCAACTAGTGATGAAGAAAATGCTAGTATTCCCGAAGTAATGGAGGGTTAAGATATGGCTATGGTTGATGCTAAGGTTAACTACAACTTTGAAGAAAGTGAAGTTGACATAAATCAGGTTAAAGTTACCAATAATCTTGGTAGAACTATTTCGCACCTTGAACTCGTTGCACTCGATGGGTACTTTGGTGAAGTTGTTGAGTTTGATGATATTGCTGATGGTGCAACAGGTTTACTAAATATTGACTCTAACAGAAAAATCAGCACAACTCAGATTAACATTACTGACACATTTGTTGTTAATGGTATAGTTTGGTTGGTGTCACAGGGAACTCTTGCAACTGATGTACTGAGAGATGCTTATGTTGCTGATGCAGTGCCAGTAGGTAGATGCACCAAAGTCAACAACGGTACTTCTGTTGAGTTTATGCCTTTTGCACAGAGAACAGGTGGTGTTAATGATATCAAAGCTTCTGTGTATGAAATTGATTCTGATGCCTCAAGTGCAATCGTACTCACAGGTCTTGTTCCTCTTGGTGCAAAGATCGTAGACGTAATGGTTGAGTGTAAAGCAGCAAAGACTTCTGGTGTTGTAACACTAAAATCAAATGCTGGTACACCTTTGGCAATCACAAGTGCAATGATATGTGCAGTGGACAATGCACTCGCAAGAACAACTTTGTTAACTAACGACATTGTTGATGCTAACGGCTTACAGATTATAGCTGGTAGTGCCACTGAACGTGGAATTGTAACTATACTATGGAGGTAAAATAGCATGGCTGAGTTAATTACAAAAGAAATACTTAATGCCAAATTCAAAGATAAAATGTTGAATGGTGATAAGTTGATGGTGAAGAATCCGGTAAGTATTGCAGATACAAGATTCGGTACTTCTATACCTAAGAGTGGACATATACTAGACGATACTAGTCTAAGTCAGATCAATAGTGCAAAGTTTCTTGGAAATAACGCACGTATTGTATTGTCAGGCAAGTATGAGAATGGACTTGATTATGTGTTCGGTAAAAGAGGTTCTATAATTGATAGAATCAAAAGTGGTGCTTTTGCATCCAGTGGTAATACACTCAATGATAACTGGTCTGACTTGTTTGATGCACTTAGAATGGATCTTACCATTAAGAAAGAAGCAAACAATACTGTAAGACAGTTTATCTATAGTGAAGTTCAGATGCCCAATGCTACTAAAGATATAAGACCTTCTGAGTTATATCCTTATGGTGTTGTATTTGAAGAAAACAATGGTGAAGGTCAGTCAGTAAGACAAGGTGCAAATCTGGGTGGTGCTTATGACACTATTGCAATGAAGATTTATGCAGCTGGTTTTATATGGACACTTCTTGCTGCACTGTTTGATGGTAGCTATGATATGTCAAGATTAACTGAGGGTGTTGCACTTGGTTTTGCAGCAAAGAAAGATGATCTTGCAATTTATCCAATACTTTCAGGTACTTATGCAGGTGCGAAAGCTACTGCTGCATCTACTGTAGGTACACTTCGTCAGGAACTGTTGATGAACACTCTGATGGATAGTATTGATGATATTAGTGATAGAACAGATCCTATTACCGGTAGAAAGATTGTTGGTGAAGGTCTTGTTGCTCTTGGTACTTCCAAGGACATGAGACACTTGGCACATGTTATGAGTGGACTTGGTAATTCAACTCCAGAAAAGTATTCTGGTCTTTCACAGATCACTAAGCTTATTGGTTATGAGGGTGAAACAATTGATATGCCTAATGAATCAGTAACTTACACTGGCTGTACTGACGGAACTATTCACTTGATTAAACCTAATAGGTACTTTAAAATACCTATAAAAAGAAATCTTGTGATGGAAATGGATGCTACACCTAATGTGAATACTCTTGCACAGGAACAGAGAGCATGGTACTTCTCCGAAGCTATATACAACAGTATTGGTATTGATAGTTTTGTTCAGAAAGTTACATTACCAACTTGGTAGAATAATCTGTGAGGCATAGCATACACTGTGCCTCACTCTTACAAAGTAAATAAGGAGTTTTGAAGATGGCTATGACAAACTTAGAAAAACTTAAACACTTCATGGCTCCTTACTATCAGGAAGTAGCAGATGAGACTTTGCTAGAGGAGTATATTACTGATTATACATATCCTGAGTGTGCTGCAAGTGTACTGTGGTATGAGCTAAGTGGTAAGACTGGTCTACAGATGGATGGATTACAGAAGATGGATACAGGTGCTGAGAAGTTCGTATACAGCGAACCTGGAACTATGCAACTTGCATGTAACAAACAAGGTGACTACTATGCCATAAGATGTGATATGAAAACTGGTTCTGGATCATCCGCAATAAAAGTAAGTAAGTCCACAGTAGGTAATATATCAGAAGATTATGGAAGCAGCAATGAGTAGATCTAGTGTACTCAGAAATACATGGAATAGATATGTAAATGAGAATCCTTGTGTTATTACAGTGTGGATAAAACCAACCACTGATAATGGCTATGGTGAAACTATACCAGATTTAACACAGGCAGGTGTAGAAACTGTACTAGGTACAGCAAGAGTAGCAAGAAGAAGATTACCTGATCCTATAGTTACTAATGCTAGAACGCCTTATGACTATTTAGACTCTTACTATCTTCTTGCAACTTATGATAGTGACTGGCTAAAAAAAGGTTTAGTGTTTGCTTATAATGGTGAGAAGTTCAGAACTCTTCTAGTAGAAAGTAGAGTTGCATTTGGCGATGTTATATACAAGATATGTAATCTTGAACAAGTAACAAGTAGGAGTGTAAGTAGTTAGTATGGCAGCAATACTTGAAATGATAAATGACAGAGAAGAAGAAGAAATTAACATAGTAGAAGACTCAAGTAAGCATGTTAGTATAGTATTGTCAAATGACTGCTTACAAAATGGAAATGTAGTCTCCATACCAAGAAGTGAAGCTTTACAAATGGCAGCTAATATTATTGTTCAGATAGATCTTAATAAATGATACAATTTGTTATAAATAATAATCTTGGTGATGCACTGAAAAGTCAGTTAGCTAGTAAAGAGGAAGAACTTTTAAAGATATTTGAGTTTTATGCAGGAGAAGTAGTAGTATACTTCTTGTCAGTACAGGGAAGTGCACCAAAAGAAAGTAAAGGTGCTTACTGGACTAATCATACTTTTAAAGCTGTAAAAGCATTTTTTGCAGAAGCTTATAAGAGAGATAATGAGTTAGTTTTGAACATGGAGTTTAATAAAAGAATAGCTAGCTATGTAGAGTTTCTTGAAGAGGGACATTCAGGGAGATTTGCTTCTTTACCCTCACTTGTAGCAAAAATAGCACCTCTTATTATAAGAGATGTAAAACTTTTATATGGAGATGAATCTTGATAAAGCAGGCACTTATAGCACAGCTAAAGACAGGATCTATTACTACTGTATTTACTAGAGGTAACTACTTAGCATACCTTAATGGATTTAACAGTAATGAACTAGCTACTCCATATGTAATAGTGTATGATGATTACCCTATCAATGCTTACTATGAGGTAAATAATACTGTATCTCCATATGTGGTTGAAGCTCACTTTCCGGTAGGTAATATTTTAGAGCTAGATCAGTATATAGAGTATGAACTTGTGGGACTTTTGCACAGAAAGAGACTTTTGGATGAAGGACTGTATAACTTTCAGGTAGAGGTTACAATGAACATAGGCATTATGTCAGAACCTAATGATGATAAAAGTATCTCAGGAGGTAATGATGATGGAACTATAAGTAGATATAGGAGAATCTTTGTACCTAGGAGGGGCAGATGAAGTATAAGTATTACGATCAGCGTGGTAGACTATTATGTGAGTCTGATTCACCAATAACATTTAATCTTGAATTGTATCCAATATGGAAGTACTTAAAACTCAAGGTGGATGATAGTGAACCAGAGGTGTTAGTGGCTAAAGCTATACCTAAGAAAGAAGAGGTTGAAGAAGCCGAAGATAATTATGAAGTACATAAGGATACTTTTAATAAAAAGAGAAAGAAGGAGAATAAATAATGGGTTATTCATTTGACAACAAAACTTCCTTTTCCATTGAAGGCTCAAGATGGAGAAGGCTTAATCCTGATGGAACTTATCCAGCAGTAGATCGACAGATTGGTTTCTTAGGCACATCGGATGTGTCATCATTAACAGCAGCAGCTACAATGTCTTATCGACTTGGTGCTACTGGTGCATTTACAGAGATAGTCGTAAACTTTGTCGCTATGACTATTGTTGATGATTCAGCTATGACTGTGGCAGAAGCAGTTACTGGTCTTAACTTAAATGCAAACTTTAGTGCAGTATTCACAGCATCGCTAGATGCAGACAGCAGCAGACTAAAGATTATAGAAACAGCAGCTACAGCAACTTACCTTGAGTTCGGCCCAAGTCTTGTAGAAGACATTGTGGGTGCACTTGGCCTTGGTTCGTTTAAAAGTAACACTACTGGTTTTGGAACACATTTTGTAGATTGTTTTGATAACTCTGGTGCACTTGGACTTCCTAAAGAGATTAAAGATTTTGAAGAGATTGAAGTGGAGTCTGGTGATGGATCAACTCTGTCTATGGTATCTGCTGCATTACTCAAAGGTCTTAATCCTTCCTTGGCACTTACTGATGAGCTGTGGGAACTTAAAGAACTTATTCAGGGTGGATCTAATGATCAGTCTGTAACAGGTGTTAGCAACAGATACACACCACCTACTACAAGTCAGGTTTACTTGCCAGGATTTGCAGGTGAAGCTTATGAAGCTAAGTATGACAAAGGTTCAAACCTTCGTAATAACATGAGTGGTTACAAAAGGCTTAACTTCAACAACTGTAATGGTTTTGAAGGTGATATGAGCGATGATGTTAAGGCATGGGCAACTTACCAGTTTAACTTAAGAGTAAGAGAGTATACACTTAGTGGTGTTAAATACTCAGGTTATACAGAAGACTTTTTAAGTCTTACTCAGTTTGATACATTGGGCATTACCGTAGGTTAAAAAGGTTAAAAAAGGAGTTGGAACAGGGTACTATTTCTTGGGTATCCTGTTCTATTTATAATATGAAAAAATTAACTAACAGAATAGAAATACTAAGCAATGAAGATTTATTTGATATTATAGACATGCACACAGAGGTTGTTGTAATAGCACCTTGGAATGGTAAACCGATTCCTGTTACCCTTAGAATGTTGGATAGTGTTGCACTTACCTCTTGTGGTGAGTTTAATACTGTATCCAGTGTTATATTAGATGAGGATGATAAATCTAGGACTAATGACACAGAAAATGTAATAAAGACTAAAAACATACATGAGAACATGCTAAAGTTAGCCCTAGTTCATCCAACGTTTAATGAACTTACAACACACCTAGAACTAAAGGACTTTTATGTACAGTCAGTTAAAGAAATAGAAGATATTAAAAAGCTTATAGATACTCTTACAAGTGAAGAGGATAAGAATAGACATAGGATAGTGCTTAACAGATTAGAATTGTCAATATCCTTTTTAGTACCAGAAGATTTTACAGCATATATAGTAACAGTATTGCTACAAAGAGAAGCCACAGACCTAGATAAGCTTACTAGAAACACATTGCTACAGGCTGGCTTCTTAGGTGAAAAATACAATACAAGACCTTCATCATATATAGAAGGTACTTTCTTGCCAAAACAAGAAGTAGACATTGATGTTACAGCACTTACTTTAGTAGCTGACTTTAGAGAACAACAAAGTGTTAAGTCTAAGGGTGGAATGAATTGGATACGTGGTGGTAAAAAATAATGGCCATAGGATCAGTTGCACAAAATAAGATAAATGCAGAGATAATACTCAAGCTGGACTCACTTAATACAGGTATTGCAGATGCAAATGCTAAGATAAAGAAGTTCACTGATAACACCACTAAGCAAAGCCAGGATGGTGCTAAAGCTACAGCTGCTGCTTGGAAAGCTGGGTTTCTAATTATATCCGTTGCTGCAATTAAGATGGCTAGAGCAGTAACTAACACATTCAAAGATATGGTCAGTACTTATGCTGATTTTGAACAGTCACTTGCTAATACACAATCAGTTGCAAGAGCAAGTACAGAAGAACTTGATGCAATGGAAGCAGCTGCTAGAAGAGTTGGTGCAACTACAAGATCAACTGCAAGTGAGGCAGCAAATGCACTATACTTCTTAGCATCTGCTGGTTTTAGTGCAACTGAATCTATTGGTGCACTTGATGGTGTTAATGCTTTAGCTATTGCAACACAGTCTGATTTAGCCTCTACATCTGAAACTGTAGCTACAACTATTAGGCAGTATGGACTAGAGACTGATGCAGCTACAGATATTGCTAATACATTTACTGCTGCAATAACTAATTCTCTTGCAACAATGAATAAGCTAGCTAAGTCATTTGAGTATGTCGGGCCGATTGCAGCTGGACTGGGTATAACAGTTGAAGAGACTACGGGTGCTTTGGAACTACTTTACAATAAAGGTTTTAGTGGTGAAAAGGCAGGTCGTGGATTAAGAAGTATACTCGTTGACTTAGCTGACTCTACTAGCGTTGTTACTAGAAAACTAGGTAAGCTTAACATAGCTTTTGCTGATGTTAACCCTGCAACTAATAAGCTTGCTGACATATTTGATACACTTAGAGAGAATGGTGTAAATGCTGCAAATGCCGCAGCTATATTTGGTAAAGTATCAGGTGTACAGTTAGCTTCACTTATATCAGTGGCTAGTGATGCTGAAGGTGGTATGATAGAGTTAACTGAATCTGTGACAGGAACTACTAGAGCTTTCGAAGCAATGGATATTCAGATGAATACATTGCAGGGTTCTATTGACAAGTTTAGAAATGCAGAAGAAGCACTAGAGATTAGTGTTGGCAAGCAGTTAAGTCCTACACTTAGAGTGCTGGTTGATACAATTACAGGTATACTATTAGCAGTTAATAAGGCTCCAGAATCTTTTCTTGCAGCTGGTAGTGTGTTTATAACTCTAGCAGCAGTAGTTACAACATTAACTGTAGCTTTTACTGCTTTAAAATTAGCTATGGCAAGTGCTGTTATTGCACCTGTTATTGCAGCTTTAGCTGCTATAGCACTTCCAGCAACTATTGCTGTTGGAGCTGTAGCTGCACTGACAGCTGGTCTTATAGCATTAAATAATGCCGGTATTGACAAAGCTGTTGATCAGTTTGGTAGTATTGCCGAAGAAATGGGTGCAACTGGAACAGAGGTTGAGAAGGTATCTATTAGACTTAGTAATCTGAGTTCTGAGTTACTTAAGATGGGACAGTTAGGTGTTAGTAGTACTAAACTTTTCAGAGAAGAAGTAAAAAGATTAGCTGAGGTGTATGGACTAACTGAGAAACAAGTTATTGACTTAGCTATGGCTAACAAGGAACTCATAAAAACGTCAGGTGATTTAGTAATAGAGATACTATTGCAGGTAGAAGCTGAGGAAAAATTAGCTAAGGCAGAAAGAGATAGATGGTTACAGGCTTATGCCTTAACTGAATTTGAGAAGGAGAGTAGAAATCGGTCTACAGCATACTACCAACGTAGATTAGCTCAGATTAAGGCAGAAGGTGAAGCAACTGAGGGATTGGAGACAGCCTTTAAAAGATCCGTAGAGCTACAGAAGTTATTTGGTGATGAGTTTGATCAGAGTGCTTACCTAGTGGACATATACAATAAGTCTCTAAAAACGTTAGTAAATCAGGGTGTTAAATCACAAGATAAGGGTATGCTGGATCAGATAGAGCTGTTCGATACTTTGCAAGAGAAGTACAACATTGTAATTGACCTAAGTAAAGAAGACCTAACTGACAAAGAAAAGATCATTGCAGCACAATCCAGATTAGCTTCTAGGCTAAAAGAAAATGTACAGTTAGAGATATTTGCTAAGGAGAAGGGTGAAGTTTATAACAAAACACTAGAGGATAGACAAGCTTTAATAGATACTATCAATGGGCTGCTTGGTGAAGAGTTTGAGTATGAAGGTGCAGATATACAGCAGATTCTTGATAAATATCCAGAGATAGCCTTATTGATGGAAGAAAAGTTAACTTTGACACAGGAGTATCAAGATAAGCTATTAGAACTAACTGAGACAGAACTTGAGAAAATAGATAGAGAAGAGGCAGCAGCAATTATAAAAGCTGGCACTGATGCAGAAGCGATTATTGCTATTAAAGCGTACAACAAGGAACTTAGAGCAAATCTTGACTTAGACCAAGCACAGATAGACCTAGCTGGTGAATATGAAGAAAAACTAAAAGCACTAGACTATGATGCAGGGGACAGAGTCAATGCAGAAAGGAAAAATGCAACAGATAGTCTAAAACTCCAACGTGATAGAGGTAAAATAACAGATGAGGTTTATAAGGAAACACTTATTGCTATAGACGCATACTATGATGAGCTTGAAAAAAGAGAAGCTGGTTGGTTCGTTAAGTCAACAGATATGCTTGACACTTATGGCAATTTAGCAATAGATGTAGTAGACAGTGTACTAGATTACCAGAGAGCAGCAGCTGATGAAGAGATTAGAATACTAGAGAAAAAAGCTCTTAAAGCACAAGGTATACGCGATGATGAACTTGCAGCTAATTTAGCAGATATTGATAAAGAGTTACAAGCTGCCCTAGTTGCAGCTGGTGTTCAGGAAAAGACTGAACGTGAGCAATTAGAGGCTAGTCTTGAAGCAGCTAGGGTCGCTAATGACTACTTAAAGGAACAAGATTTAATAACTGCAATTGCACGTTATGATATATCACAAGACTACCTAGACAGAAAGGAAGCTGCACAGGACGCATATGACACTGCCACATCTAATGCAGCTGACGAACTAGCTGACAAGATTAGTGATATTAACTATGATCAGGCCAAGAATGAGTGGGAACTAGGTAGACTAAGTATACTACTTAACGGTGCAGTCGCAACAATGAAGGCTTGGTCAGCCGGACCTTATGGTTGGGCTATTGCAGCTGGTATGGCTGGAGTAACAGCTTTTCAGTATGCAGCAGCAACTAAAGCTGAGCCTGTAAGAGAGCAGTTTGCAGATGGTGGTATAGTTCCCGGATCTTCTTACAAAGGTGATAGTACAGATGTATCTGCTAATGCAGGAGAACTGATACTTAACAGAGCACAACAGGATACAGTGTATGATCAAATGACACAGGATGATCAGCCTATATATATTACTATACAAACTGTGCTAGATGGAAGAGTTGTAGCTACTAACTCAGCAAAATACTATAGAAATGGACAGGTGAAGATATGAGAATATTAACTAACAATATTATAGAGAGTCATGATGGCATAGGTATGACTAATAGTGATATTAACTACCCTGTAGAAAATATTTATGACAATGCTTTAGAAGCTATATGTAAAGCATCTACAGGTAGTTCAGTGATTACTATAGCTTTTGCATCTGATCAGATAGTGGACAGCCTGTTCTTTGGTTTTCACAACCTAAGCAGTACTGTATTTGTATTTAAGAATAGTGTAGGCACTGTTCTGGACACTGTGACATTCTCTAGCCCAGCTAGCAATGCCAAAGAGTACATTGATGAGCTTACTACTGTAAGGTCTATAGAGATAACCTTAACATCCTCAGAAGTACTTGCTTTTATTGGCGGTGTATCATGTGGCAAGTATGCAGAAGTGTATAATGTAAGACTTCCTATTGAAGTAGAGTATGTGGACTCGTCTGCCTACACACAAACAAGTGGTGGGCAGTTCCTTTACAGAACAGGATTTATTCTGCAAGCCTTTACAGTAGAGAGTATGAAGATAGATGATGACCAAGTTGATGAGTTTATAGCTGCATTTAGCTATGTACATAAGGGTAAGACATTTTGGATGGATAGAACAGAAGATACAGAAGATCAAATGTTCTGTGCTTTTGTATCTAACTATTTAACAACAAGAATAAATGAACTAACACTATTAAGATTTTCAGTTAAGGAGGCCAAATAATGGCCATAAATGAAGTAGTATTTCCAACAGTACCAAATCCATTGGCAGGAGATTGGTCAAAGATTGTATCTCTTGTATCTAAGAGTTTTCAGAATGTTAATGATCCATTACAGGTAGTGGGAACAAACATACCACAGGGTGCAACCTTTCAAGTTGGTGGTATTGTATTTTATGCTGATTCTGACACTGCTATAACAGGTACAGAAAGTGACTATGTTAAATTAACAGTGAGTGGAACTACTCTTGTTCCTTCTTTTGTTACTACACTAACAGGTGTTAATTGGAATAAAGTTTGGAATGGTTACTATGATACTTCGGATAATCTGTATTTGTTTAGTGAAATAAAGATTAGCTCTGTGAACACAAAGTATGGTGAGTTGGCTAGCTTACTGATGCCCATAGGCTTTACATATACACAGTACCCTACAAAGTTAAGTCCAGCTGACCTTGGACTTCCCGGAGTGTGGACTAACATAAGCTCATCATTTGCAGGTGACTTCTTTAGAGCAGAGGGCGGAAATGCAGCTGCTTTTGAAAGTGGAGAACAAGCTTTTTCAACAGACTTAAAAGCACATACACATAATACTGTCATTGGAGCACATGCACACAATTTTAATGAATTCTCTTATGGTACCTCCGGTCCATCTATTTATAGGTCCGGAGGAGTTGGAGTTGCTACCAGTGGATTTGTCTTATCTACAGATTTAGGAACAAAAACATCTGGAAATCCATCAACAGGTGGGGATGCAGAAACAAGACCAGTAAATATGTCAATAAGGATCTGGGAAAGGACTGCTTAGAATGTACGTTGTAACAGAAATAACAAGACTAAAAGCAATCTCTAACTACTATGCTCCAACAGGACACCCATTTGTTGTCTCATTTAAGTTTTACTATGGTGCTGCAAATGAAGAGATAGCTGATTTCTGGACTACTGACTTAGGTGTAACTGAACCTCTTACTTTAAGAACTTATGTTACAGGTGTTGTTTATGCTAATGCTTTCAACTACTCTAACAAAGAATCTCTAGCTGACTGTCTAGTAGACTCACAAAGTTACTTCTGGGATAATGCAGAGCAAGTACTATACATACATTATGCTCAATTACATCATATAGACTACACTGATCCTAACTTTGATATAGGTATTGCTGTAGGACTTACAGATGATAAAATTAGATACTTTGAGAATAGGCCTTACTATCCATATCTAATAAGTTTTCCCCAAATAGCAACTTTTGTGGATAAGTTCAATTATGGACAAATGGCATTTATTGTAGATACTTTGATACTTGATAATAATACAGGCTTCTTTAATCAGTTTAAGGACGTTCCTCTATATGGTAACAAGGTAACTATTAAGACTGGTAATGAAGGTGATGAGTACTCAGACTTAGTTGAAAGAGCTAATTATTTTGTTGATGATTATAACTTTTCAGCGTCTGAGTTTACTGTTGACATACAGGATATAAGAAAGACTCTTACAGCACAAGTACCTAATAAGATACTTAATGTGACTGACTATCCCTATCTTGATGACACAGCAGTAGGTAAGACTATACCCTTTGCTTACACACCAGTTGATGAGTTTACACATGATGTTCCCGGATTACTTGTTAATGGTTTAGCCTTGGATGGTACGACTAAACCAGACTTCCTATTCTTAGAGGTATTATCCTACTCAGTAGCTTCGGATATTGAAGTATGGATAAAGAACTCTGATGATGTATGGATTCTGCAAACAACAGGTGTATCTGTTAATTCATCAACAGGTATTGTCACTGTTAATGGTGCTGAGACTGTAAGTGGTGGTACTTATAGTGCATTTCCTGTTAAAGCGAATGTTAAAGGTGTAGAGAATACTTATGCTAGTGATATAGTAGTTGACTTAAATGAAAGGTTTCTTGGCTATAACTTTGATGCTTCGGGATATGATCTAGTCACTTGGGCACTTGAAGAAGTTTACTTAAGTCCTATCTCTTTATACATGGATAGTACACAGGACGTGTTTGAGTGGATAAGACAGATACAATCCTTATCTACTGTTGGGTTCAGATACACTAATACAGCAGATAATAAAAGAGTCATTAAGGTAGATAACCCTAACAGAGACTTATCATTTTCTGTGCCATCTATCCGAATAAAAAACATAGAGGATGTTGTTGCAGAATCTAATAAGGAAGATGTTTACAACAAAGTTTATATAGGTTATAATAGATCAGTGCTTAATGATACAGCACCAAGAGTGGAGAACATTGACTACTTTGATGAATCATTTGCTGAGTATAAAATTGAGAAGGTGTACAATAAGATAAGTGGTCTATATACTTTAGCATTAGCCACACAGAGAGCTTTAATTCAAGCTGATGACTATTACAGAATACACAAGGTGTTTGATGTAGTATTGCTAGGTGCACAGTACTTGGACATTAATATTTATGATGTAATAGAGCTTGATCTGTCATTACAGACTTTAGTTGTTACACATAGAGATACTTATATAGATACTATTGGTGCTACTGATGAACTAATTGAACTTGTTACTACAGCTCAGATATTTCAAGAAGTACTCAACGGAGTATTATCAGAATTAGTTGGTGATGAATATTTTGGTACAGTAAGAGGTCAAGTGATAAGCACACAGCCTGACTATACACTACAGACTAATCATATAAGATTAAGAGAAAAAGCATATAGTGATGTTTTTGCATCTATATACCCATAGGAGATTATAAATGGCTAATAAGGATATAGTGTTACTAGCACTACAAGAGGCACATTCAACTTTAACAACTAACAACTCTATACTTGGTGATGGACAAAGGGTAATTGCCACAGGTATAACTGGTGCAGTAAGAAATCCAACCAAGATTGGTGATGGGTCAACAGGTTATAACTCTTTACCTTTTGATGATATTCTAAGGATAGAGACAGATGCTAATTACGATCTTACTCAAACATTTCTTGCTGTCAATAGTAATGAAGTAGAAGTTAAGAACATACATGCAAGTGCTATAATCACAATTCTTGATGGAGCAACTAATGTTGACTTAGACGCTCAAGAAACTGCTAAGTTTAGAAGAAGGCTTACTGTTTGGGAGTTGTATAAGAATAACTTAGCCAGTGATGTTGATGCTAATATTGTGCATAGAAATACTAACATAACAAGTTCTGTTTCTGCACATGGTATACAGCAAGGATCAGGTAATGGTTTTGATGCAGATAAGCTTGATGGATTAGAGGCAACAGACTTTTTGTTAGTAGGAGCCAAAGCAGCTGACTCGGAACTTTTAGATGGATTAGAGGCAACAGACTTTTTGTTAGTAGGAGCCAAAGCAGCTGACTCGGAACTTTTAGATGGATTAGACTCTCTTGATATTTTAGCAGATACAACAGTATACACTATCACTACAGCAAGTGATGAAGTACATGCACTACCTGATTCTAATTCAACAGAGAATCAGCAGGTTATAAAAAGACGTGGCGATGGTGCAGGACTCGTTACATTCACTACTGTTTCTAGCCAGACTATAGATATAGAAGCAGCAAGCTTACTTGAACTATCTGGAGAATCAGCAATTATCCTTATACCTAAAGGTGGTGATTGGGAGTCAGTTAAGACAGGTGGAGCATCTGGAACAGTAGTTGGTATAGCTGGAGAAACTATTTCAGCTGGTGAATTAGTATTTTTCTTTACAGATGGAAAAGTAATGCTGGGTGATAACAGAGAACTTGGTAAGTCTATACTATCAGGATTTGCAACTAACGATGCAGTACTTGATGGTGCAGTTACCATACAGTCTAGTGGTTCACTTGATGAGTTTACCGGATTAACTATTGGAACTCAATACTTCTTAGGTAACACAGCAGAGTTAATAGTTAAGGGATCTATCACTACATCTGAGTATATTGTTTCAGTAGGTGTTGCTATATCAGCTACTGAATTAGACATAAGTATTGGTCTACCAGAACCTACAGTAAATCAAGGTTCTCAATTAGCAATAGGTGATTTTCTACAGGCAGCTACATCGGGAGATAGATCGGCAGAAGGCTTAAAACAAATAGCCTTTGACAATGCAATTAGTACAGCTAATTATCCTATATTATGGGAAAAGATAGGACATAAGTATAATGCTGAGCACTTTGCAGCAGGAGATACTGATCTTTCATCGCAGGCACTATTATTTTATCCTACTCCAATTCCGGGAGCTTATAACAGATCTGGTATTCCTGATATATCAGTTAGTGGTACTACTGCAACTTTACCTACAGGGTTTAGAAATGGAACTTTATTTCTGGTTAAATCTGGAACTGATCAGGCTGTTGGAACAGAACTTTTTGTAAGAAGAACAGGAGCATCAACGGTTACATATCACTCCTCAGAAGCAGGAGCAATTGCAAATACCGGAGCTATTACGGTAACCGGAGTAGGGATACTAACACAAGAAGGGATTTATCTTGATGATGCTGGTCAACAGATTACTGGTGGTGGAATAGATGTATATGGAGGAACTACAGGACCTGCGGGTGCTTTAAAATCAACAGCATTAGCTAATATTGCAACAGCTGGTGCAGGTGCTATGGGACAAACTTCTATCACGTTTGATTCTGCCGATTCACCCGATGCACGAACAACAAACGAAACAAGACCTAAAACATCTATTACTTTCGGCTATATAAAAGCAGAACATATTACAACAAGTGGAGAGCCTATTAGTGCTTTGAGGTATGATACTGAGTGGGTTGCTAATAGTGATTGGACTAATGCTAAACTATTAGTCAATCATGATCTAAATACTAGTTTAGCAGGCCTATTAGTAAAGTTTTATATTATTTTAGATACTGTAGAAGATGAAGATAAAGTAATAGAGGTTGATTTTTCTACAGATCAGGCAACCGAAACAGGGTTAATGCCGTATCAAAGAAGTCTTAACCAAATAGTTGTACAAACAGGTATAAATGGCATTTTAATAACAGAAGATGGAATAGTATCAAATACTCAAGGTAGTGGTAAGGATAGATCTATAATTAGTGATGCATATTTTTACAAAGTAGTAATAACCAAACCAAACCTAGTAGCAACATACGCAGATACAGGGTTCAGGAAAGTATACGACATAACAACTGCAACAGATGAAACTTTTACTCTGCCAGATGCAAGTACTCAGTTGACAGAATATTTTATTAAGCGAAGAGGGGCAGGAGCAGGAGTTGTTAATTTTACAACTGTTTCAAGCCAAACTATAAATGGCAATCCAGCTTCCTCTTGGGGTCTAAAAGGTGAAAGTGATATTACTTTACTTCCTGTAGGTGATAAGTGGGAAGTTAAGGATATGAATGGGTTTACTTTTCATGTTCAGGATCAGAAGGCTAGTGGAACGGCTTGTGGAGCTTTTACTGCAGGTGCTTGGAGAACAAGAGTTCTTAATACTGTTGTAGAAAATAGTATAACAGGAGCAAGTTTATCTTCTAATCAGATTACGCTCCCAGCAGGAACATATAGAGTAATAGCTTCCGCCCCAGCTCAAAAGACTGATTGGCACAAAATAAAGTTATACAACATCACAGATTCAACAGATGATATAATTGGGATAAACGCATACGGAGCCGCAGGAGCAGAAAACGTACAGACCGATGCTAAAATCATTAATGCACTTGTGACTATTGCAGGAACGAAAGTATTTGAAATACAGCACCGATGTCTCACTACAAAAACAATAAATGGTTTTGGAGTTGCTACATCTTTCGGTGTTATAGAAATATACACAGCCGTATTCATAGAGAAGATAGCATAATGTATAATACTTATAATAACACAGTAGCAGGACCTTGGATCGATGGAGCTTTAGACACGCAGTACAGGATAGAGGAGACAGACTCTTCTATCACTGTTACTTTTCAGGGGTCATGTAGCAAGCTTGACTGGCGACAGAACTTCTCTTTCTGGAAGCTTCCTTACAAGGGTATGAAACACTTGTTCTTTGTTCACGCTGGATTTGATAATAAGTA